TGCCATCTTAAATCCTTTCGCGCCATTCTCGTCTTATTCTATCAACTTCATCAACCCATCTTTTGGTTATATAAGGTTGCAATGCTTTGAGTGTTGGAAATATAAAGTAACCGGCATTGCCTCTGCCCTCGCGTGGTGATCTTGGTTGAAATTGTCTATAACCAACATAATCAGTTGATTTGCCTTTTCTCTTGCGTGGCCTGTCTTGATAAGCACCAAATTCAACACCAAGTGCAATTGCACCAACTGGTGTACCATTTGCAAGTTTTGGATTATCCCCACCAATGCTAATAACTGGGCCTCGTTTGAAACTGTTTGAAACTTTAATTGATCTTGCAAGTGCTTGGCCTTGTTTAGTTGTTTGCAATGCTGAACCAATGGCAGATGCAGCATCATTAGCAATATCTCTGGATGTTTTTTTCATATCTTCTTTTGCAATATCATCCATGTTTTTGAAAGTTTTTAATATGGCTTTAATATCTTTGTCAGCAATCTTAATTTCAAAAGGTCTAGTTGCCATGATATTTATTCACCACATCTGCAATTGTTGATACCTGCTCTGCCGAAAGCGTTTTGAACTCTGACAATGGCTGGCGCGAAACAATTGCCAGTTCTATCAAAGTGCGTTCTATGCTTCCGGCTGTGTAAAATTTGTTGTTGCAAAGTCCTTTGAATTGATGTGAACAACTTGTGATCGCCAATCTTCAAACTTGCCAACTGGCTTGTCACTGATTCGTTTTTGCATTTGGTATGCGAGCCAAAATTGTTGTTCAATGCTTGGTGGCAATTCTCGTTTGAATAACTCCAAAAAAGTTGTTTCAGTTTCTTTTTCGGCCTGCGCAATTTCCCATGGAATAGTCCATTCTTCATAAGACTTTCCATCTGCAAGTTTCCATTCTATTTGTATCTTAAACATTAGGTGACCCCTGTTCGATAGTTACGCTATTGATACTGATCGGATTGGCATTGTAACTGAAACAGTTAATGCATCCGGTGCAGCGCCACCAAAATCTGGGCGCTTTGGAATAACAGTCAAAGTCATAGTTTTGCTATTGATTTGAATTGTCATTGCTTGTGTTGTTGTAGGGTTCGTGTCTGCATCTGTCCAAAGCATGTCGCAGAATCCACCTGTAACTCCCCAGTCTTGCAGGATTTCAAGTGTTACTGAACCAACTTCTTTGTCAATTACATAATCTACTAATCCATTCAAAGTTTGAACAGTTCCGTTTGGATCATCTAATGTGACTGTTGCGCTGATGATTTGGTCATCATAGTTCACAGTTTTGTATGTCAGGGCAATACTTCTGCCGGTGATTACTGATGTTGGCATTTTTGTTTATCCTTTCTTATGGATTGTATATTGTAGTGATTGACACTTCAACCGAATAAACATCATTGCTATTCGCTTGGCGTATCCTTGGGCTGGAAACTGAAAGTATCTGCCAAGATTGTGGAATCAACGGCAGGACTGTGCCAACCATTGTTTCAAGTTGTACTAATGCACCAGGATTTGTGTTTGGTGCTGCAACTAATTCTAGTGTATATCTGACACGCCATGCTTTGTTGTTTCCAAGTACTACTGGTTCGAGCCATGGATCAGATGACAAAATCATGATGCTTGGAGTTGTAACAAATTCTGCACCAAAATCAACAACTGAATAAATGCTGTTTGATGTGATTGCTGTTTTAAGGTTTGCGCGTAGTGTTGCTAATGTCATCCTATTAACGCCTCAACATCAATGTATGCGCCTAGCATTCCAATAATTCTGTTTTGAATTGTACGGCCTAATATGTAAGGTTGTGGGACAAAATCAAGTCCTTGTTGAACTGATCCTGCTGATGTGCGTGCTTTGAATACATCCAATGAAACTGTTAGCACTGCTGATTCAACTGGTGCAACATCTGCGTATTGTGACAAATCGTTTGCTGCTGCAAGGCCATTTGGTATCACATTGTAATAGTCACTATGCACTGCAACTGCTGTTGTTGTCACTGTAAAAGTAAATTCATCAACAACTTCTAATACTGTTTTGCTGCCATTAACATGGGCTTGAATGCCTTCAATTGCAATTGTTTGGCCTTTGTAAAATTTGTGTGGTTTAGTTGTGTGTAAAGTTGTGATGGTTGATGTTTCGTGTTTGTGTTTGTCAATTGGTGCGTTCCATTTAACTAATAAATTGCCGACAACTGATTCGGCTGTGTCAATGATTTCTGTTAATACGGCATCAGAATATAAACTTGAACTCACATTGTTTAGTGCAGATCGTAATTCTGCTGGTGTAATGATTGATGCCATGTCTTACCTTTCGTGTGGTGTTACCTGGCAGGACAGGGGTCTAACCTGCCAGGCAACTCTTGTTCGCTAATTAGGCGACAGTGATGTTTCTGAATGCTGTTGGATATTTTGCACAAGTTGCAACATATCCGTAAATGCCGATTTCAACTTCGCCAGTTGAAACAACATTTGTGCGCAATTGGAATGCACTGGATTTGTACATTGTTGCTGCATCAGATGAGTAAATAACGCCTTTAACGCCAGTTCCGGTGTCAAAGTTTGGATCAACAACAAGTTGCAATCCTGCGATTGTTCCTGCTGTTGAGCCTTGGGTCATTAGACCTGCTGCGTTTTGTGGTGCTGCTGCTGCGAATAGTGGTCTTTGTGAACCATCTACTGCTGCAAGTAACTCTGCAAAGTTTCCTGTGTCTGCAAGGAATCTGTTTGGAGTTTTGCGAAGTACTGCATATGAATCTGCAATACCATCAGCAATTCCTGCGTATAGTGTTGCGCCACTTGATACAACTGCACCACTTAAACATTGGGTTGCTGCATAAACATCTGCTTTTTGAGCCCAGTTCGCAGCAAGTTGTCTTAAGAGAATATCAAGGTATGCAGGATCGCTTCTGTCAAGAAGTTCAACTGATACTTTGTTTGCGCCAGCAATTTTCACAACATCAATTTCTTTTGAAGTAATTGCAGTATCGGTTGAATCAAATTCAACTGCTTCTGCTGTTACTGCTGTTGTGGCTTGTGCACCTAGAATTGGTCGGTAGAATTTCATTCCACTTGCAGGCAATACACCTTGTTCAAGAGAATCAGCGAATGGCATTGAGTTGTCAATGATTCCGATTAAGTCTCTCAAGTAGGTTGGTGGTACAACGCCAATGTTTTCGGCTGTTGTTGCTGCATCAATTGTTGCAATTAAATCGCGTGCATCATTGTTGCCTTGCATTGCATTGAATTGTGCTTTTGCATATTCGCCAGCAGTGATGTTTGTGTTCACTCTTGGTTTTGCATAAGCAACTGGTGCTGATACTGCTTTTGAGGCTTCAACTGCAACTTCTGGCGCAGTTTCGACCACTGGAGTAACTTCTTCAGGATTTCCCATTGAAGTGACCTCACTTTCGGTTTGGTTTGTTTGTTCATCACTTGCGCTGATTGCAGTGACTTCTGTTTCGTCTGCTTTTTGAGCAGCGACATCTGTAATTTGTGCTTCAGCAAATGCTGGAGTATCAACAACTGATACTTCCAAGATTGATGCTGATGTCACATAAATTTCATCTTCTTTGTTTTCGTATTCATCAATTGATGCACCGATTGACAATCCGGATTTTAAGCCGTCTTGTGCAAGTGCCAAAATATCGTCACCTGCTGATGTGCGTGCAACTTTGAATTTGCCAATAATTCCAACTGGTGTAATTTCATGACTTATCATTCTGCCACGCACTTTGTTCATGTCATGATCTTCAAATAGTTTGACATCATTGCCAAGTTTAAGTGAACCTTGTTCAAATATGACTCGACCAAAGTTTGTTAAACCGGGTTTTCCAAAAGGCACTATGATTCCTGTGATTTCTCTTTTGGATGTGTTTGCTGTTAAAATGTCGCTTGTAAATTTAATTTCCATCATCTCACCAAATCTTCTTCCATTCTTGCCTCATCTACTGTAAGTACTCCAAGTGGGATTAACTTGGAATAAACATCTGCTCTTTCCAATGGATTACCTCTTAAGAAGTCATCCAAGTCATATTCAACATATTGTGTTGAAACTGTTATGTCATCCATTGACAGTCTTTGTTCAATTGCTGTTAGCAATGGTCGAAGTGAGAAGTCCAAAAGTGCTCTGCGTTCGGCTGTAACATTTGAGTATGTCATTGTGTTTGTTGATGCATCAAGATAATATGCCGGAATATTCATTAGCCTAGCAATTTCTTTTGCAAGGTATTCGCGTGCTTCTGTAAGTTGTAGATCGGCTGCATTGAATCCAACTGATTGCATATCAACATTGTCACTTAAAAATGCTGTGCCTTTTGTTTGTCTTGCTTGTTTCCAAGCGTTTAAGATTGCTGTTGCTTTGTTTGAATCCATTGGAACATTTGCTTTTAATACAACACTTGGTGTTGGTGTTTCAGCATAATTGAATACTGCTCTTTCAAGTGCTGCTGCTGTTCTTAATGTTCTGCCACCACGATTCAAAACACCATCTGGATCAATGCCAGTAAATTGAATCAATGATCCGACACCATTGTCTGGAAGTCTTTGTGCTTCTAGTTGGTAGCCGATTACTAATTCACCGGTTGAATCAAGTACTTGTGAAACTCTTGGTGCATCAATCCATCTGATTTGTGATGGTCTGCCTGTTGCTGGATCAAGTTCTTTAATTTGCCAATATGCAACACCATGAAACAACAAATTTTCTGCTGTCATGCCGTAGACAACTGCTGTTGGCATGTTTTTGTCTGGCTGTGAAATTATTGTTGGTGTTGGTTCAACTCTTGTTTTGTCAAATTTTCTTTTAACATGTAATTCTAAACTTGAGGCAGTACCGACAATAATGTTTCGGCCTCTTGCGCATGCAGGTACACTTAGGGCTTCTCGTCTTGTTACAAATGTTGATGTGACACCATCAAAGCCTGGTGAGAATAATGAAAGTGGTTTGTCCGGGAATACATAAGGTGCAATTGCTGCTTTAAGTTGTGGCTGAATGTATTTTGAGTAAATTCCCATAGTCTCGCAATTATCTCATAGTTGTTGCTTATATCATACACTGTCCGAGATACCGGTGTGTCAATTTATGACACTAAGATATCGAATTCGCCAGAGTGTTGTCTTTCAGTTGCTTTGTGTATTGAAAGCATCATTGCAATTGCTGCTGTGGCATTCTTTCGTCTTGACACATACCATGATCCGGCTTCTGTTGTTTTCTTTATGCAAGCATTGACTGATGCTGTTAGTTCCGGTTGTCCACCATGAGTGATTCTGTTGCCTGCCATTGCGCCTAGGGTTTCATCACATGCTTGGTAGTATTTTGACCCGGTAATGATTTCAGCATTTATTGATCCCATGCGTAGTTTGGCTGCAACACTGTCGCCACTGAATTTGTTTAAGATGATTGCTTCTGCGTTGTATTTTTTTGCCCATTCGGCAACATGGCTGGCAATTTTAAGATCATCAATTGCTGTTTCATAGTTTTGCAAATCCATAAGGCCAACTGCGATTGATTTGTCATCCATCATTTGTGATCCAACTATTGCAAAGCCTGTTCGGTCTGGTGATATTTCAACACCAATCCAAGTTGGTTTTCCTGGTGTTAGTTTTAAGTTGTTTTGTTGGCAAGCGTTCCAATCCCCTGCACTCCAAGGTGATTGAATTGTATCTACCCATTGACAAAGCATTTCAGTGGCAATGATGTTTGGATTATCGTTCATTCTTGATTGCAAAGTATCTTCTGAAATGGTGTGACCTAATGATGGGTTGGCTTGCATCCATCCTTTACGATCTGACAGTTTAAGTCCTGGTTCTGCTGACCATTCCCAGTAGGCAATGTCATCATCTGTGTTGTTTTCAATTTT